TCCTTCTAAGATTATTTATAGATCTCTCTGGGAGCGTAAATTTATGGTTTTCTGTGATGAAACTGCAAGTGTGTTAAAATGGAGCAGTGAAGAAATTTCTATACCTTATTTCTCTCCTATAGATCATGAATATCATCAATATTATCCAGATTTTGTTATTAAAGTAAAAGATAAAACAAATCAAATAAAAACATATGTCATAGAAATAAAACCAGAAAAACAATGCAGAGAACCAGAAAAAAAGAATAAAAGTGATAAAACTTATTTAACAGAAATGTCACAATGGGTGATAAATAATAAAAAGTGGGAAGCAGCAAAAAAGTTTGCAGATCGTCAACAATGGGAATTTAAAATTTTAACAGAAAAGACACTTAACCTATAATGGCAACTTCTAAAATAGATCAATTTTTAGCAAATGCATTTGAAACGGGTATAGCAAGAGCAAACCGTTTTGAAGTATTCATTACTCCACCATCAGGTAAAGGTTTTAGTTCTTTAAATTCTTCTGACTTACTAAGACATTTATCATTAACCTGTGAATCTGTAGACATACCAGGTCAAACAATAGCAACAGCAGAATTAAAAATCAACGGACTGACGGTAATTCCTATTCCTTACAGTTTTTCATACACTAATCAATTAACTTTAACTTTTAAATTATCCGAAGATTATAGAGAAAGAAATGCTATGTTGGCATGGCAAGATTTGGTGTTTGGAAATGGAAGAGGATTTTCTTACTACAATGAATATGTTGGAACGATTATAGTTCGTCCTTTAGATTTAAAAAATAATCCAATTCAAGAATTTATTTTTAGAAATTGTTTTCCTATAACCGTGCAAGATTTATCATATAATTGGGGTTCAGTTAACGAAAATTTAAAACAATCTGTTACATTTTCGTTTTATACAATGGAAACCGAAACAAGTTCAAACAGATCAAGTGCAGTTAAACCTATCTATAGTGGGTTTTCAAATCCATTAGATGGATTTAGATTATCATAATTAACAAAGGTGAAATATGTCTCTTAAAAATGTAGTATCTCTGCCCGAATATAAATCAACTCTTCCGAGCGGAATGGTTGTTCGTTATCGTCCTTTTGTTGTTAAAGAAGAAAAGATTCTCTTAATGGCAAAAGAATCTAAAGATATGGAACAAATTTATTCCTGCATCAAAAATGTTATTAAAAATTGTATTTTAGAACCACAAAATATTGATGTAGATAAAATGTCATATTTTGATGTTCAACAATTATTCATCTACTTAAGATGTAAGTCGATGGGTGAAGCGGTACAAATTCGCGTAACCGATCCACAAACTAAACAAACTTTTGAAACAGAATTAGATTTAGAAAAAGTTAAAATTGATAACATAACATCTAAAATTAAAAAAATTAAATTAAATGAAAATTTAGCAATAGAATTTAAATATCCTTCATTTAATGACTTTTTAAAATTATCAAATAATAAAAAAATAGAAACCAATACAGATTCTATAAATTTAGTTCTATCAATAGCAGCATTGTGTATTAGTAAAGTATTTACAAAAAACGAAACAATAGATTGTGTAGAGTTACCACAAGATGAAATTATTGAATTTATTAATTCTTTACCTAAAAAAGAATTTGAAAAATTTATTGATTTTTTCAACAAAATGCCAAAATTAGTATATAAATCCGATTTTAAAAATCCAGTAACGGGTAAAACCTTCCCAGTGGAGGTGAGTGACTTCACCAATTTTTTTATCTTATGATGAGCATGGAATCATTGGAATCCATGTACAAAAATAATTATTGTTTATTGGAAAGTGAAATTTACACACTTACTGATTTAGAAAATATGTTGCCGTGGGAAAGATATATTTACATAAATCTGTATGTAAAAAGTATGAAAGAAAAAGCAGAAAGAATTAAAAGAAGAAAACGATAAACCAAAATGGCCAAGAAAAAAGAAGATTCACCAAAACAAACCTCAGCAAGAGATGAAAAGGGAAGATTTGCTAAAAAACCATTAGCAACTGCCGTTTCTTCTGTTGTTTCTTCCGAACCAATGAAACAAGAAGAAAAAAAAGAATCTTCCGATACTCTCTTACAATATCTGCAAGAAAATTTTCCAATTATAAACAGTTTAATAAAAGATTTAAATCAATCATTAAATTCTTCTAATGAAAAAACAGTAGCAAAATTATCAGAATTGGAAAAATATGCTGTTAAAAACAAAGATCAAAACGCACAAATACAAACAAAATTAGAAAATTCTAGAAAATTATTAAGTGCAATTGATGAAAAATTAGGAGAGGCCAATAAACAAAGACAACAAGCTGCAGATTTAGAAGAAGAAAGAGTTGCTGAAGCACAAAAAGAAAAAGCATTTTTAGAAGAAAAAAGAGCAAATACAGAAGAAAAACAAAATGCTGAAATCATAACCAAATTAGATGAAATGGTTTTGGGACTTAATAATTTAGATTTAAGCGGTGGTGGAGGTGGAACTGGTGGAGGAATGTTAAGCGGTATGCTTGGTTCTTTGTTGAAACTGCTACCAAATTTATTAACATCTGTTATGCCTATGGTTATGTCCGCATTAACCGCAGTTGGTGGAGCAATAGCATCATTATTTTCTGCGGTTCTTCCTATTCTGCTACCACTCGCTGTCGCTGCGCTTGCAGCGGGTGCTGGTTATCTGTTATTCAAGACAGTCGTAGAACCGTGGATGGACGAAAAACAAGCAAAAGTTGAAGATGCATTGTCTCCTGTTCTTACTGATGCTCAATTTAAATCTGAACAAGTAACAACTGATACTGGTGAAAAAGTATTCACAAGAGAAGATACTCAAACTGGTAAATTGAGTTATGTGACAGAAGGACAAATGAAATCGGAACTCGCTGCAATGTCGGATGAAGACAGAGCAAAGGTTGAATCTGGCGAAGGACCCGTTTCATTTAGTGCAGCACAAAATACTATAGATTTACAATCTGGAATGTATGCAAATTTAGATCCACTACAAAGCGGAAAGTCAATTGAACAAATAAATCAAATTGCAAAAGAAGCAGAAGAAGGTAGAGCAGCATTACCAGAAAATTTAAAGGCTCATGGTCAATACGCTAAAGAAATTGTTAACTTTGATGAATCTTTTAGAAATCAATTAGCAACAACAATGACTGCTTGGGCAAAAGAAGGCGGTGTAGATACATCTCTTCTTGGAAGCCGAGAAACATTTAAAATTGTTTTAGAAAAATTATATAATGAGCATATGAGTCTAATTAATAGAATTAGAAGTGATAATAGATTAAAACCACAAGATAGAGCTGAATTATTAAAAATAAGTCCATTATTTGAAGGTTCATTCGGAGTAGAACAAGCATCTGAAGGTAATGATCCAGATTTCGATACAGTATGGGTTCTTGGTTATGATTTACCAAGTGGTCAAGGACTTACTTTTGATTGGGGAAATTCTGCCGAATCTCTAGCAGAAAATAGAGCAGTAATTGATCAAGAATTTGGTGCGCCATCGGGAAGAGCAGATGCGTTAAAAGAAAAATATAATGCAAAAGCAGCAATGGAAAAACAACAATCATCAAGTGAAAGTTCTGCTACTCCCGTACCGTCTGAAGGTCTAGAAACACCACCACAGGCAGCAGAAGGTGCTGTTGTTTATCCCAAAACTGGTAAGGGTGTTTTAACTAATATATCAGAAGATATGAAACCCGAAGCAGTTGTACCTCTTGATAAGTATGTTATCAGCGAAAAAGATAACAATTCAGTAGAAGCGGTAAATATGTCCGAAAGAGCAACTACTGTAATGAGAAATACTTATTTTGAAGAAAAAGAAGCTAAAGAAGATTCTCAGCAATCACCAATTATTATGAATAATATTAACAATGGATCCTCATCGGGAGGAGGAGATGGTGTCAACTATCAATTCCAAACCGATTTATCAAGAACATTTGATAATGTTTTTGATATGATTTTAGAAAAGAATATGAGAATGGGTATTGCTTAAAAGAAAACCCCGCTTGCGCGGGGCGTTCTCCGAAGTAGCGTTGTTTAACGCTTAGTCATCTTGCGCCAACTTCTTGAAGTAGTCAAGCGCACTTTCCTCTTCCTCATCCTCTGACTCCTCTGAAACCTTCGGAGGAGTCTTCTGCTTCATAGCAGGAGCGGACTTGGACTTTGGAGCGGAATCTTCATCATCAAACTCATCAAATGATTCCGCAGTCTTGGAGGTGATCTTTGCATCACCCTTCAGAACTTCATCAAGGCGAGCCTTGAGTTCTTCGTATGACTTGAACGAAGAAGGATCGTTAAACTCCTTAAGAGCGTACTGCTTCTTCCAAAGTGCTTCCAACTTTGCATCATCACCATCAAGTACAGGAGATGAAGTATCAAACTCACTCTTGTCGTAATTGGTGTATCCTGCAACCTTGCGAATCTTCAACTTGAAGTTTGCACCTTGCCAGAAGTCAAACACATTTACTGCTTGATCGTCCGCAAATTCGGGTTGAATCTTTTCCATGATCTTATCGAAGATCTTCTTACCGAACTTGAAGAGGAAAATCTTCCCTTCGTTTTCGGGGTGCTTTGGGTCGGAAACAACGAGAATGTTCGCAATGTACGACAACTTGCGCTTACGCTCACGGGCAATCTCCTTATCCTTCTCATTACCACTGTTCCAAAGAACAGTATTCATCTCTGAGACAGGATCCTTCTTACCGATTGTGGTTAGTGAATTCTCAATGTACCAACCGCCTGGGCCCTTAAACCCATGAGTAAAGATGCGAGTCCACGGAACATCTTCACCATCAACTGCGGGGAGGAAGCGAATTACTGCAAATCCGTTTCCTGCTTGATCGACTTCAGGCTTCCAAAAGCGATCATCCTTATACGACTCGCTTCCCTTGTTCAACTTATCCAATTCTTGAGTCAAACGGGAAATAGTTGATTGCGAGTTCTTCTTAAGATTCTGAAAAGACATATGTTCTCCTTGTACGATGTGTACGCTGTGTAAAACGATGTGTGTAGTATAGCAGAGAGTTCTGCTGTGTCAAGTGTATTTATAGAGGTAGACGAGCAGATTTTGGAAGAAGATTGATTGTTTCTCCCTCTGCTCGTATCTTTTCAATTATTGGTTTAGAAAGATGTTTGGCAACATAAGATGGATCAATGTTTTTCTCTTCGCAAAAAGAAAGAATTGCTTGAATATACCCATCTTTATTGTTTAGAACTATCTTCTCTATCTCTTGATTTATGTTTACTTCATTTGTTTCAATTATCATATTCTTTATTCTCCAAATATTGCATTAAACACTTTGTCGGTTTCCAACCCAAAACAGATTGTATCTTAGTATTATCTGCTAGTGTGTCTTTTGCTTCTCCCACTCTTGGTGGTAGATGAGTATACTGCATACTCATTCTCTTTGCAATATCTAAAACAGAATAATTTACACCAGTACCCACATTAAATATTTCACCATTTAATGGGTATTGGTATAGACATGCTCTAATATTAGCATCAATTACATCACTCACATGGATGTAATCTCTAGTTTGTAATCCATCACCAACTATAGTTAGTGGTTGATTATTTTTAATTTGTCTTGAAAATATTCCTATTACTGGAGCATATGATCCTCGTTTTGGTTGATTTGGACCATACACATTAAAGTATCTTAAACAGACTGTATCGACTTCATATAAATCGGAAAATAACTTACATGCTTGTTCGCTTCCGAGTTTTGTTAAAGAATAAGAATTTAAACAATCAGGAGTCATCTCCTCTTTCAATAATCCTTTATTTTTTAATCCATAAATTGCAGAAGTGGAGGATAAAACAAATCTTTTAACTTTGTAATCTTTACTTAATTTAAGTAAATTTAAAGTACCAATTAAATTTGTTTCATATGATTTAACAGGATCTGATATACAATTCTGTATTCTTGCTTCCGCTGCAAAATGTAAAACATAATCTGGATTATGTCTATTAAATACTTCAGCACACATAACACTATCGGTAATATCGTAGTTATAGTATGTTGCTTTTTTATTGTAATAAAAAACATCATGTGCGTCTGAGGACAAATTATCAATTACAATAACTTTGTACCCCAAATTAGCAAGAGTATCGACCGCATTAGATCCAATAAAACCACATCCACCAGTTACCAATATCTGCATTCAGACCTCACAAACAAAAAACATACACTCTTTTTGTTTTTCACAATGATACCCATTTACAGTTTTAAAATGTGTTTTTAAGTATTCATTAAACTCTTCAAAAGACCACTCTCTAACATGACTACGATTTACGGGAGGACCAAACCACGCTTTTAAACCATATTCTTTCATGTTTTTTAATACTGCCCTATCGGGAGTAGAAATAATTAAATATTTAAAATTATATTGTTTTATGTGATTTAACAAGTCATCTGGATTTAAAATATGCTCAACAACATCCGCACAAATCATTATATCACATGATTCTTTATAATTAGAAAAAGATCTTTCTGGTTCTCCACTGTTTACCCATTGTTTATCTGGATATTTTGATTTTAAAAATGACAAACAAGGTTCGGTTTCGATTCCTATAGTTTCTTTGTCATCAAAATATTTTATCAACTTAAATCCAGAACCACAACCAAGATCTATTATTTTATTGAAATTATTATTATCCAATAACTTTCTAGAAAATTCATAAACTTCATTCTGAGATTCATCTGTCCATGAAATATCATTGTGATGATTTGGATTTGAATTAATTTTATAATCATTCATTATATTAAACATATTATTATCCTATTTTATAATTTTATTAAAAATGACGGTAACAAATCATCAGTTTTAACTTGTATATTTAAACTGTTTTTTGTGCAAAAATCATTAACTGCTTGAAAAACTTCTGGAAATATTTTTTCATTGTAGTCATGGCCACATATGTATCCATTTTTAGGTAAAATATCATAACTCTTATCCAAATCCAGCATTACAGCATTATATGAATGATCTGCATCTATATAAACTGCATCAATAGGCATTGATATTTTTTTAGCATTTTCTAAAAATTCTACAGTAGTGCATTTGTGAATAAAAACATTTTTATTTTTGAAATATTCTGCAAGTACATTTGGTATATTTGTCAAGTCTAATGTTTTTATATTTTTTCCATCTTTATCGCCAGAAATCATAGATGATGGAAAAATATCAATAAGGTGAAGTTCTTTTGGTTTTGCTAGTTCAAATATTTTTTTAGAAAATTCACCTTCAAAAACACCCAATTCGGCCCAAATTAATTCTTTTGGGAGGATTGATAAAAGTTCATTTCTGGTCATCTGTAACATTCGTTTCTATAAATTCTTTCATTCTTTTATATTTATTAATCATACTACCATCAAATCCACAAAAATGAAAGATGCTTTTATTTTTTTGTTTTTCCTGCACATGAAGTTGAATAAATGGTGTGATGTCATTTATTAATATTTGTTGTCGGTGTAATTTAAAAATAAAATAATTAAAACAAGTTTGTTCTATTTTTGCTTGATCCTCTTTATTTAAATTTTCAATATTAACTAATTTACAAATACTATTAATTTCTTCTAATGTTGTTTTATTGGTAAATGAAAATGTACCAGCATTACATCCATTTATGTTTATCATTTCCTGTTTTTCTTGGTTGGTTGCCATATCAAACATAAACCAAGAAGAAGACATTGGATGATTTTCATAAATTACAGAAATCGGATGAGATCCAAACATATTTTTAATTTTTTCATAAAAAATAATATCACTATCTAAGTATAGATAACCATCATATCCCGCTGGTAATTTGTTTGTATATTTTAACCAACCAACATAATTGCTTTCCATACTATCGTCTATCAATAAATTAAATTTCGATTGTGTCGATTTATTGGTAACAACAACAAAATCAAAATCCGATTTGGTATTTTGTTTTAAAATACTATCGTATAATATTGATATACATTCTTCTGCACAATCAGTAAAATCCGATACAGTGTAAATTAAGTATTTCATTATTTTTCTTTAAATTCTTCTAAAATTTTAAAATATCTAAGATCGGTTACTTCACCCGTGCTAGAATCATATTTTAATCCATTTATTTTATCTAAAAACAATTCATTTAATTTTTCTAATAAAATAGATTTTGGTTTTCTATATTCTTGAACTGCGCTAATATTTGTATTATAATAATAATTGTAAATAGATTTATGTGTTATCGAATCTACTACTTTAATTTTATCCTGTATTTTTTGCGAAAAACAAAAATCTTCATGAATTCTTATGTTTGGATATTTTATAGATTTTGCTAATGATGTTTTAATTGGATTAAAATGAGCAATTGTACTATTATGCACTCTACCTTTATTTTTATTTTCAAAATTATTAGGTAAACTACTTAAGAAATTTTTTGGTAACGCTTGAAATGTATGAAGTATTGTTGGATGTATTGTACAAAATATTTGTATTGCATCTAAATTATTATTTTCTTTTATTTTTTGCACAATTAACCAAAAATAATCATCCGTAATTTCATCATCGTCATCTATAAAACTAATCATTTTTCCTTTTGCTTTATCCAATAATATATTTCTTTTTTCTCCTATGGGTATTTCCCGATTATCTTCATGGGTTATAATTTCTACTTCATTTTCTAAATTTTGTAATTTTAATAAACTAAAATATTTTTCTAATTTTGGAGTAAAATTATGTTTTCTTTCAAGTAAAGTTGGTATTGCTACAGTCAGTAATATGTTAGACATTGTATATTTTTCCAAGTTGTAAATTAGTTTTAAAATAAGTTTTTATTTTTATTCCATTATTTCCAGACAATTCAATAATGTTATTTAAAATATTTCTTGAATCTATGGGTTTTCCTGCCCAATCTGTAAGTGGATCTATTATTTTTAGTATGTTACTTTCGCTTTCACTTAATGTAATTTTAGTTAAATTGTTTTCGGACACAGGAATGCACGACCAATTAGAATTTTCTGTTTGATAGTTTATTGCACAATCCATAAATTTATTTTTTAAATAATTATTAGTTTGTTTTTCTAAAAAATATATTCTTATTGCATCCTGATCCAATCCCCATTGAGTTAATTTTTTAGATTCTTCATAAAAAGATTTATAGTTTGAAGGATCGTTAATGATATTTGGTTTAAATCCACTCAATCCACCCAACATTCTTAATACTGGATTTGTATGAGTATGATGTGGATGTGAGCGTATTGTCATAATTTCACAATCGGAAATTTCAAACAATCTACAACATTTGAGTTCTGAAGTATTTGGTAACGAATCTAAATCTCTAGGAAATACTATGCTATTTTCCTTATCCCATATTGGAATATATCTCCACATTTTTTTTCTACACGATGGTTCGGTTTCTGGAACATTATCTCTTATTTCATGCAAAATAAAATTAAAAGAATCATCAGAACTTAAGTACTGAAGAAACGGGTACAAAATACTATTTTTTATAGTATTATCAATAAATAATTTTGTTTTATATTCGGGGTATAATAAACTATTTACTAAAATTACTGCTGGTAAATTAATCCAGTAGCGGTAATCTGTAGTTTTATGATCATCCCAATAACGAATGTCATTAAACTTTTTATTAGAATTAAATAAGGAATAGGATATAATTTTCATTGTGTAGCCTTTATATTATATTTATTTTGTCGGACAAACCTTTAAATATGGACCAGGTAAACGCAACGATGTATCCCGAGATCCTTCCCGAATGGAACTAGAATGATTATGTAAAACTTTATATGTGTATGAAGGATTTTTAACAACATAACCAGCATGTCTTGCTAACAATGCAAGTTTATTGTCGCAACCCAATATACCATAATAAAAATTTGCATTCTTTATTTTATTTTGATTCTTCCATACCCAAACATCTTGCGAATCACATGTCCTATAGCAAAATGGATGAGCATCTGCACTGGATTCCCATCTACTTAAGCAATAAAAATCAGTATCTAACAAATTTATAGAATTAAAAGAAGAAGTCAACTCTATATCATTGTTAAATGTTATATTAATATCTGCAAAATTTAAATTTGCAAAATCAAAAATATTTTGAAATGTTTTTCGTTCATTATCTTCTATAATAACAACTTTATTATTATTTTGTATAATTTTAACTAATTCTTCTTTGTGTTCAGATGGACAAAAAATATAAAATAAATTAAAATTTAATTTTAAGTTACTCCGTATACTCTCATCTATTTCTTTTTTCCTAATACTGTTTTTATGAGAATAATACTCACAATATAGATTAATAGTTTGCGTCATAATATATGCTTTCCTCTAGTTTTTCTATTATATAATTTTTGATCCAAATGCGCCCCAAAATCATAATAAACATTGTTTGGATTTTTATCGTAGGCTTTTTTGATTATTATTTTTGAATTAAATCCAACCGCAAAAATAAAAACACTATCTTCCATAGAAGCAATTTCGTTTACTACTGTTTCTGTATACTCGGTTTGTTTCCACGCATTAAAAATATTAAATTTATTCCATACATTATTAAATCTAATATTAACATTATTATAATTTGCTTGATCGGAGCATATGAAATTAATTGATTTATAATTTAAAAATAAAGGTAAATATAATTTATAAAAATTAAAATAATACTCATCCGAATAAAAGTAATTAGTTGCTAGTTTTTTAATAGAAGGAAGATTGGTATCAATATATTTTCTATAAATGTGCCAACCCTCTCTCAAAGTAGCAATGAGATAATTTGGTTTAACCGTATATAATGCATCATATAAATTTTGTTTTAAATATTGGTCTGTTTTGGGATTATATTCCCACTCTTTAATTTTAGAAGGAGCAACACATTTTACCGTATTGGATGGTGTATTTACTTCATCAATCAATACTCGGATTTCTCCTTCACCAAATCGGTTTAAAACAAAATGTTCTTTATCTTGTAATTTCTGATGCAATAATGCATGATGTTCATTGTCGGAGTAAAACATATTAACCTATAATAAAATTTTGTTTTTTCATTTCATGTAATGTATTACTTTTAGATTTACTTTTGGAAACACCATTGTCAATGTAATACCCATTGCAATATTCATTATTTAATATTTTATATTTTAATTTATTTTTATATTCTGGTACTATGTGTCGCTTTAAAATATCATGATCTAGATCGTGTAGATTATTTTCAATTTTATAATCGCAGATTTTTTTCCAACTTGTTAAAAACTCAACAATTGTATTGCAATATTTAAAATACAATGGAGATGCTTTAATATTTTCTATTCCTGTTAAATGACTAGCACCAATAAGATCGTGTTCTTCATCCTCAAAGTCCGTAGGAAGATTTCGGAGAGTCGTATCTGCATCAATCCATATCACATTTTGTTTTAATTCAATCATTTTATTTAAAACAAAAGTAGGTTTAAACAAACACATGTTTTTATATTCTTTATTGAATGGGATAGATTCTCCAATTAATTTTATTTTTAAAACATCACAAGTTTGTTTTAATTTTAAATAACTGGTTTCATAATATGATGTGTTCGGAGAATCTGAATAAAAAGTTATAAAAGTAGTATTCATTTTATTTTATTTTTTAATTTTCTACTTGCTTGCATTTGTTCTATTACTAGAGGATATTCTCCCTCAAACCATTTAACATCAAATACTTTTGCGTATCCCTGATTAAAATTATAAGTTTTTAAACCTGCGTTATCATGCTGTTCCCAAACTTTTTGCAAACTCTGCTGTTCCCACCGAGTTGGATTTGC